GATAATGTCTTAGATATAAAAACAATAAAAAAAATATTGAAAGACATTTATGGCAAAAAATAAAGAATATCATTTTTATAATGATTCGGGGTTTGACGAAAAAATAGAAGCCTTAGGATTTAAACGAGCAGTAAAATCAATACAATCTAAACTAGATTTAAAAACAAATCAATTCATTAACGTAGAGTATATAAATAAAAGAGGAAATGAAATTGCTCGTGCTGTCAGATTACCGATAGGACGTAGTAAAAAATTAGGTAGGTAGTAATGGTTATTCTTGACATGAATCAAATTAGCGTTGCTAGTTTGATGATGCAATTAAATATGGGAAAGACAGATGTGGTTGATGAAAACATGGTACGCCACATGATCTTGAATTCTATTCGAATGTATAGAACTCAATTCACAAAAGATTATGGTGAAATTGTTTTAGCATGGGATAGTAAACACTATTGGCGTAGAGATTATTTTCCCCATTATAAAAAGAACAGACGTAAGAGTAGAGACAAAGACGGCAAAGATTGGGAGTCTATCTTTAACTGTTTAAATAAAATTAAACAAGAACTAAAAGATGTTTTTCCATATAAACATATTGAAGTGCATGGTGCTGAAGCAGATGACATCATTGCTACTCTAGTTAAAACATATCCAAATGAAAAAGTTATGATTATCTCTGGTGACAAAGATTTTATTCAACTACAAAAATATTCAAATGTATCTCAATATAGTCCTATACTAAAAAAACATGTAAATGGCGAAGACCCAAACGACTATATACGAGTACACATACTCAAAGGCGATGCCTCTGATGGTGTACCAAATGTATTGTCAAATGATGATGTATTTGTGGAAGGTTTAAGACAAAAACCTTTAAGTAAGAAAAAAATTGAAGCGTGGAAAGATGGCGACTTTACTGGTAAGATTGTTAATGACAATGTAATTCGTAATTATGAACGAAACAAAAATCTCATTGACTTAGAATGTATTCCTAGTGAACTCTCAGAAAAAATTAAGACCACATTTCAAGAAGCCAAATATGGCGATAAAAGTAAAATGTTAACCTACTTTATTGAAAATAGATTGAAAGAGTTAACAGAATCAATAGGAGACTTTTAATGTCAAAAGAACCAATAAAAAATAATATGAATCAGGTTATGGATAATAGTTCAACAACACTATTATTTTCTGAAGTGCTTGACAAGGTTCATAAAGCAAAAACAAAAGCACAAAAAGTATCAATTTTAAGAGAGCATAATAACGCATCTTTAAGAATGGTAATTAAATCTTCATTTGACCCTAAGATTAAATGGGCAATGCCAGAAGGTGATGTACCATTTATGCCTAACGATGCACCTGCTGGTACAGACCATACAAGGTTAGCAACAGAGGCAAAGAAACTATATCATTTCATAGAGGGTGCAGATAACACTACACCTAAAATGAAAAAAGAAACTATGTTTATTCAAATGCTAGAGGGATTGCATGAGTCAGAAGCTAGACTTGTTATTGCAGCTAAAGATAAAAAACTACATCAAGTTTACAAAGGATTAAGTAAAGATGTTGTTAAAGAAGCATTTGATTGGAATGATGAATTTGTAAATCCAAAATTACCATAAGAGATATGCAAAATGAAAAACCAAAGGGAAGATTATATAGAAGTTTACGAAAATAAACTTACACCCGAAACTTGTAACGCAATAATAAATTTTTTCAATCAAAACGCTTTGTGGGATACCTCAACATTTTCTAATAACAAAGAAAATACAGGTGCAACTAGCAAAGTTGATATGAAAGAATATTGGATTACAAATAAAGACCAATACTATGATGTACTAAGCAAGACATTTAAATCAGCAGTTGACAAATATATAAAAGTACATACACGTATTACACCTACGGCATACACAGCATTTAGATTAAATCATTATGCTGAAGGTGGGTTCATGAAAAATCATGTAGATAATATCTATCGAAGTCATGGACAACAATATGGTTACCCACATTTAACATCACTACTATTTTTAAATGACAACTATGAAGGTGGTGAGTTTGTAATGTTAGATGATACCTATAAAGCAAAAGTAAAACAAGGTTCGGTAATTGTATTCCCTAGTAATTTCATGTATGACCATGAAGTTAAAAAAGTTACCAAAGGAAACAGATATAGCGTAATGACTTGGATTATGTAAAATGACATATTGTACTGGTAGACTACAACATCAAAAAGTATTTCCCACCCACATTTTTTCATGCGATAATTTTTATCCATATCATAAAGAACTTCTAGAAGTAATTAATCTAGGATACGAACATCACTTACCTAATTGGCAATCAAGACCTTCTTTACATCAAGAGAATAACTTTAAACAATTTGCAGAATATATTATTGAGGCAAATAAAGAAGTTATTAGAGATAGATTAAACTATGAGTTTGATGATATTCGTATTACTGATATGTGGGCAAACGTATTAAAACCAGGTGAATATCATGCTCCACATACACACAGCAATAACAGTTGGTCTGGTGTATGGTATGCAGATGCAGAGGACACTTCTGGTATTTGCTTTGCAGACCCACGTGTTCAAGCAAACGTAATTCAACCATCTTCTAAACCGAATCTAGATAATGCAACAGTTTTAGAATATACGGCAAAAACTAACCGAATCTATCTATTTCCTAGTTGGATTTATCATTGGGTACCTGCATTAAAGAAGAACAAAACAAGAACATCTGTATCTTGGAATATTCAACTCGTAGGAAACGTAGGAAAATCAACCACTTTTCAGAGTGCTTTTTTTGAATAAAAATGGGTTTTCGCCTTGACAATATACCCTATGTTTGATATTATGATAATATAAACAATTAAGAGAGGTTAATATGACAATAGTAAATAAGACAGCAGAGACACTTTCAGAGGGTGTTTCTAATATGATGGCAGCTGCCAAGGAAGATTACATTAAGTGGTCTACTTCTGGTGGTAAAGAACTATCTGGTTATGCCAAGGAACAAGTTGACAATTGGGATAATGAGACAAAAGTTTCACAAGGTAAAAAGTATATTAAGATTGTACAAGATACTGGTGTTTTTTGTTTTGTCGTAAAAGAAGACTTTAAACAATTCAAGAAAGGTGATGTTTTAAAAGCAGCTGGATATAACAAACCTGCTTTAAATGCGCCACGTGGAAACGTATTAGAAGGTAACTATCCTATACGATGGACTGGTCCTTTATATTTAAAATAGAGAGGTTAATATGAAAACATTATTTCCAATTATCGCTATTCTATCTTTTATATTCTCTGTTGGAGCAATAGAAGATTGTGGTGGGCATTGCATGGGTCAAGAGAATTGGTTCATGTTCTTTGTCTTTGTAGTAACAGGTGTAATTTTTAGTGGGTTGACTTTAATTACACAAAAGCAATATTAACAGTTTGGTTCTTGCGACCTCTCAACCTCTCATCATCAAACGCAAGAACCCGAGTACCCCTTTTTTATGATGAGGTTGATGTGATGGGTACTCATCGGGCGGGTGCAGGTCTTCGGACATGGGGCTACAAAGCCAACCCGCCCATTTTTAAAATTATGAATAAACTAATAGACCCAAAAAATCCACATACAGTTGGTAAGAGTGTTTGGAACTTAGGCAATCATACTTTGGTGATAATGTTTATTGTTGCTATCGTGTGGGTTATATACGTAAGTTACTAATGAACAAAAAACAGAGATTAGAAAAAATTAAAAAAGATCACTACAAATATATCAAGTCTCTTGGAGTTTGTATAGATACTGACACAGGTGAAATACAAAATGATTTCGAGGGATATCCAATGCCAGATTTATCTTGCAGACCATCTATTCCTACAAGTGATAGAATAGTTGGGCCAACAAAGAAAAAATACTATCCACAATTACAGTTACCAGAGGGCAAGTGTGTAACAGTCGCTTACAACAAAGGTGGATATCAATTAGTAGATAAGGAAGATTTATAATGCTAAGAATTATAACTATGAGATATGGTGATGAATATGATAAATGGTACGAAGATAACTTTGTGCATATGATTAATAAGTATTCTAATTTAGATTATGATGAATTATACGTCTTAGATAATATTGACCCACATTTTGCAAATGATAAAACAAAGATGTTTAACAAATTATCTTTGTTTAAAAAGTTTACAGATGGTTGTATCAATATGTGTTTTGATATTGATACTATAATCAAAGGCGATTTAAATAAATTTGTTACAGATGAATTTACAATGTGCGATGCAAAGGCATGGCAACACCCAGATTACTATTCTAAATATGGATTAGCAAGTGATGTATTAACTTGGTCAGATGATATGTCATTTATATATGATGACTTTGTAAAAAATTTAGATTATAATCTAGAGAATGGCAA